GCCTCCGATGTACTCATTGATCAAATTTCCGTCATCTGGCTTCAGCGCAGTGATAGTAAGGTCGTAAGCGACTACATCATTGCCCTTGTAGACAGTGTCACCGATTTCCGTAATCACACCTCTCGGAATGACAAGTCTCTGCGGGACTCCGCCGCGCATGATCTGTTGGATGACGATGGCATGCTCCGCGTCTTCTGCATCGGTAATGTGGATTGCCAGACCTGTCGATACCGCGCCGCTGACATTCGCGTCGCCGTGTACAAATTTCTGCACCTCAGCGTTCAGATACTCGATCAGTTTCATCTTGATCTTTGTGGTCTTCTCATCCTGTGTGATCAGGACAACACCGCCGCCCCATTCCTTGATGTTGGTGGTTGATTTGGAGATGCTTCTGGTTACTCCGTCCTCGGACACAAAGCCGAGATCTTTAAATGTAGAGCCGAGTGCCGTAGTAGCATCTGTGGGAAGAGTTGTTCCCGTAGGCGCACAAAATACCGCGCCCGCTACATTAGGCTTGCCCGCTGTGACATTAGTAGCTGTTCCAGCCATGTTTTAGCCTCCTAAAAATGAAATTCAAACACGCTTTGATAGCGGTAGCGCTTCGTGCGCGTGTCAGTATGGTTATAGTTTGACGAGAGCCTGACTTCGCTTATGTCATCACGCTCGATGATTCCCCACATGACCTCTCGCACCTCTTCGTCAAGCTGTGCTGCTTCATACAGAGAATTAAGCGAATAGGACTGAACAGCGATGGAGCCAGCCCCAATGTGGTCAGTCATCCCGCCGCCGACCTTCTCAAGAACAAGAAAGCGTTCCGGCATTGACGGGAAACCCTCGGAAGGCACTTCCGGAAGCTCCATCAATACAGGAACGCTGATCTGTTCGGATAAATATTCTAATACAATCTGTTCTATCATCTTATCGACTTCTCCAGCGTGTTATGGTCAAGGTTATCGCCGACTGCTTCGTCCGTATCAGCCACAACGGACACGTTCGCACGAGTCGGGCCGACATGGACGCTGTACCCTTCGCCCGCACGGTCTGACACCTGCCCGGCAAACTCGACAAGTACGTCCTGCATTTCCTGTGACTGCATGAGCTCTCGCACACCTGCGCGGTTTAACACAAATTTCTGCAGATTACCCATAGCGCTCCACCATAACATTCTGCCCCCAGTCAAGCGGGACAAGCTCCTCCTGCCCTTTGACGGGATAGGCGATAGTGCGGAATGTCTCTCCAAAGAACTCCACTTTGCGGTCTGTCCATACGTGCGTGTCGCCTTTCGGAATGCCCAGCGCATACGCCGCACGTTTGCCGGTAAGGTTAAGCGTGTCGATAACTTCCTGCGCTGTCGGGATGCCGATAAGGACGTTTTCCACAGTGACCGGGACATCCTCGTACACAGGGCGGTTAAATCCGTCTACGCCCGTCTGGACTTTGTCGTATAAGATTACTGTTCGTCCTGTGAACCGTCCCATATTTCCATAACTCCATATTTCTGACGCTTAAAGCCAAGCATTTTGCGCTCGTTGTTCATAAGTGACATAGCGACACCACCGCTCGGAATCGCATATGTTCCAGACCATGAATACCCAAGTCCGCTCTGTGATTCCTGGCTCAACGGGTCGCCCGTCTTTGACTGACGCATAGCGCGGCTGACGACGTCGCATGTGATCATCTTTACCACAGACTCATAAGCCGAATCCGTTTCGATTCTCGCATCGACATCAACCCCACATTTGTGTCCTTCAACCCGAATAAGATCAGACACGAGCGGAAGCATTACCTCCGCCCGGGTCAAATCATCATCCGTATAACGCACGCCCATGAGGGCTTCGAGCTCGGCAAGCGTTGCAAAAGCCGCGCCCATTTAAGCGCCCCCCTTATGCGTGTGTTCTGGTGATCTTGTTGAACACAGAGGTATCCGCAACGAAACCGACCTCGATTTCTGCGCGAACTGCAAACATGTTCCTCTGCCACAGATTCAGAGTCACGGTCTGGCTGTTCTCCGTGTAGGTAAGAGTAGCCTGATCAGAGAGAGTAATCTGCACGCCCTCGACAGTGCCGTACATAGCCTGTGTCCAGTCGCCTGCGAAACCAATGACGTCGGGCGTGTTGGAATCGCCTGCCTTGTAAGCAGCCTTTGCGTAGTTGACGGGAGCACCGATCAGCATCGGGATTGCACCTTCAGCAACGTTGTTGATGAACAGAGGGCGCTTGTTGTTGTCGACTGCCTTGAGCATCTCGCCCTTAGCCTGAGGAGACATAGCAAAGCCCGTGAGAATACCGCCCGCAGTGGCGATCGCTTCGTCAGCTGCTACGATTCCGCTATAGAAGCTGTTTCCGGTGCCAGAGATCGTCTGACCTGTAACTGCCGCGAGAGTATCAAATCCGGATCCCGGAGCCGTGCCGTGAAATACGGTTGCATCGAACTTAGCAGCAAGAGCCAGAGGCAGACGCTGTACAAGTGCGTCATAAAGAGCCTTCGCATCTCTGCGGAACTCCATGGAAAAAGGAACGATAACCGCCAGCTTGTAGGGGGTCATCGTCTTTGTGCTGAGAGAAGGATTGGAAACGGGCTTTTCGCCAGTCTCTGCCACCCACTCGGCGGCGGGGTCGCCAACGATCACCGGAATGCTCAGACCTCTGCCGGGCAGTGCAATCTGGCGGGCAAGATTCATAACAGCAGACTGTTCCTGTGTCTTCTGCAGGATCTCTGCGCTTACTTCTGTAGGAAGTGTAATGTTTGTTCTGTTTGTGCTGATTCCAGACATAATGTCCTCCTTAATTTAATGTTTCGCTTAACCATGAAGCGAATTGATCTCTAGTTGACCCGCCTGTCTGCTCAGTAGCTCCAAGCGGTGACGGGCGATTCAGATTCGCCGCATATGCCTGATAACGTCCAAGAACTGCTTTTGCGGAAGCCGTCCATTCTTCTTCCGTTTCGCCCTTGAAATTCTCCGCGTCTTCGATCGACAGTCCCATGCCGATTGCGATTCTGACCTTCGCCATATCGGACTTGTATTTTTCGCCTTCAGCGATCTTTGCGTCCTTTTCAGACAGCTTCTGCTCTGTCTCAGCGGCTGTATTCTTCAAGGTTTCAATCTGCTTTGCGAGATCGTCAGTCAGAGCCGTAATCTCTTCCGGAGACTTCCAGCCCTTCTCTCTCAGTTCAGTCTCAAAAGACTTCTTTGCACGTTCCAGGCGCGGGCCAATCGCCGCGTCAAATTGTTCTTGAGTTTCAATAACTTTGAAATCTGCCATTTTGTATCCTTTCCCTCTTAACCGGTCGGTATCCGTAAATTGGTATTAAAAAAGCACCTCCGAAGAGATGCCTTAATAATCAATATGCTGTTTTTTCTTTTCTGCCTTTGTTTCTGAGCATATCCAATGCGCCAGTATCATGCTATCGAGCAGTGCGATGTCAGCCCCGTCAAGCGATGACTGATACCCGAGGCCGCCGTTAGCCCCAATCTTCCGGCGTTCGCAGTTAGTAACAACCTGCGTCACTGCTGACTGGTGCATGTGTTGGAAACTGCCCTGTTCCATTGCCATGTCAAAAACGCTGTTTGCCTTGATGACTTGCGAAACATTGACCGCTTCCACATGCTTGATGCGCATCTGCTTCAATGCGTCCATCAGAACATCGATTCCGTTCTTGCCGTCTACGACCGTCTTCCGGATGTCTGCTTTAGATAAGAAATTCACTATCCATGCAACACCGTTCCTGATAGGCTGACACCCGATGACTTCGCAGAAAATTTTCCCGTCTGTTGTCTTTACCGCAATAGCAAGGGCGACGTTCTCACCGTTGATACCGAATTTGACGCCAGCGAACAGCTGTCCCGTGAATTTCGGCACCTTGTCGACCTGTAGCGCTTCCCACTCGTTTCGGCTGATTGCGGACTTTTGATTGTACTTAATCCAAAGCCCCAGACGCTGGATGTTGAAATCCGTGTTATCGTCACCAATCTCTGAGCGGATTTTGCGCTCGTTTAGGTGATATCCCATTGACGGATTTGTCTCATACCACAGGTCTACATCATTAACGTCTGACATCTGCGGAACTGACCATTCAGCCCAGCCCGATGCGTACGATTCACTCTGCAGTACCTTCTTGCGGAACTTCGGAAAGACGGTTCCTGCGCTGATTGCTGTCGGCGGTGTGCCGAACATTATCGTTTGCGGGTTCGCTGAGTCCGATACGACGTATTTAAGCGCCGTTTCCTGTTCGGGGGTATATTCCTGCGCCTCATCGATGATTAGCAGGTCGTAACCCTCTCCAAGCCCGCCTGTTGACGTTCTGGTGCGGAACTCTATTGCGCTGTCGTCCGTGTATAAGTGTTCTTTGCCGAACGCGCGGAATGATGACGTTATCGGAATGTCGCATTTACTGCACAGCCGTCCGAGCCTGTCCCATATGGAATGGGCTGTACTTGCTCTGTGCGCCGTGTACAGTATCCTCTCACCGTTTTTGAGTCCCCATATACACCTCGCAAGAGCCATTTCCGACTTGCCATTGCGTCGGGGTACTGAATACCCGAATTTCTGGTGAACCCATAGGCCGTCGTCGTCTACGGCCATAATGTCATAGGTGAGTGCTGTCTGCCATTCCAGCGAATCGTGTTCTGATTTGTTATAAAGCTCGATAGCTTCAGGGCCCTTTGTATCTGTATAAGGCAGAATAACGGACACCGTCGGGGATTGCCGCCCGACTCTGTCCATATGCTATTCCTCCTTATGCTCCGCCGGATCCTTGTTCCGCGATCTGTACCGCTTATACATCATTCCATGTGCCTTTCGTGTTAGACCATGTATGTGTCTTACCAACGTGATAATCGATCAAGCACCCACAGCCGGGATGACGCTCGAACGCGCCTGCTGCTAGTGCTTCCTGGTAATTATCCCATTCGCCTTCTCGCTCCATGCACCACTGGCAAACGTCCTTGCCGTTGTGTAGACCGACGTCGTCATATCTGCGGACGATGTGAACGAACAATCCGACGTTCTCACTGGCTTCCGTGTTGATGCGGATCGTGTCGTCGACCACTCCAAGAGCGTTGTTCTTTACCAGATTCCGCACATACTCATCGGTGACTTCTTCAGCGTCGGTGATTGCCGTTGCAAGTCCCCGTGCCTTTTCCGCGTTGAACTCTGGGGTAAGCGCCTTCAGCCCGACGCCCGCCTTGCGGTAGATGCCGTTCTGGACTCTTGCGCATACCCTTGTGACTTCGGAATAATTCTTCTGCATGACCGCTTCGAAGATCTGCACCGCATCATCATATGTGACCGTCGCTGGATCCATGTACATCTTCAGGACATCGCAGAGCAGGCCCGCCGCTTCATTGGCAAACTTATATGCATCTTCATAACTCCATGCCTTCTCAGCAAGAGCCTTGAGCCGCACGTTCTTCTGCAGTTGCTTTCCGTATACTCTTAAAATCTGATTTACATCAGCCATGTCAGATACCCGTCAAATCCCTTAATTTGTCTGCGGTGAAGTAATCCGGGAAAGATGTTTGTATCTTCTGCACAGCATCACCGACCGCACCGATAGCACTAATGTCGGGCTCAAAGATAGGCTCCCATGATACCTTCGTGCGTGCCACCTGGTTACGCTTGTAGTCCATACCATCACGCAGGCATGCGGCAAGATATCCAGCATTAATAAACCCAGTGCCGAGCGTCCGCTGTGCCTTGCGCGCCGTCAGCCGAAGAGTCTCATGCGATGCCTTAATCGCTTCACTGCTCGAAGGATTGGCAGACGGGAAGCCGAGATCGTCAAGCGTCAGCCCTGTTTCTCCGGCAAACAATCCCGCAAACATGCGAAGCTGCTCGATGTGCGGAGTCATGCTCTGCTGTTGGAACTGCCCGACCACAGGATGGTCGCCGTCCTCATCCTTATCGATCCGGAGCATCGCCGACATAGTCGCCTGCCACTTGTCCATGCGTTCCGCATCGGAGTCCATGCCCAGAATGTACTTCTGCGGATAGCTGTAAAATTCCGCTGCTATCTCAGACCGCTTTACCGTCCTTGCCGCGCTGTTCTGGTAATCCATGCACGCTCTGCTGATTCTGGAATGCCCGAACGGCCTCTTAGCATCAGGGCGATAGATGACCGGAACAAGCAACGGGTAAGGCGCAGGATGTCTGAATGTGGAAACATGCTTCCCATCCTCATACAGCCACGTCTCATACGGAAGCAGGTATACTTCCACTTTCGGTCTGCCCGTCACCTTGTCAGCTTCCAGCACAGCATAGCCTTCTGTCAGCATGTTGGTAATCGGATCTATAATTCCAGTAGCATCACGCCCGTCAATAACTCGCATCTGAGGGAATCCGGAATCATCCTGCGATATATAGATAAAACTGCACGCACAAATCAGCGCACCGAGTACAGCGGAATCCGCCAGCACATCCAGATTGTTGAGCAAATAGATGTCAGACATTCCGTATGTATCATTCTCGAAGCCACGGAGCACGAGCCGATCAGCCAGACTGTCAACAGCCTTTCCGCACCATCCAAATGATGACATCCATCCTCTGAGCTTGGGCGGAGTGCTGATCTCCATGTCCTTAGCGAAGTATTTCATCTCATAAAATCTGTATCGCAGATCTATCCT